AACTAAATGAGAAATTAGTAAAATCGTTTTTAAAAGTAGTGCTAATTACAGGTGCCTCTGCATCCGTTTGAGTAACGTATAATAAGGCTTCTTTATAACCCTTAATATCATCTAAACTATTATCATCTAAGTTATAGAAAGAATCTTTTATATCAATAAAAACATTTCTAACATCTTCTGCGCTAATTGCCCCTGTTGTGTTATCCGCAAGTAATGTGTTTATTTCTGTTAATATTTCTGCTCTTGTTTTTTGTGCCATTTTAATTTATATTAAATGCTGTTGAAAATTCTTTAGGTGAAAATGCGCCAATGTTTGTTACTATGATTGAATCGGTGCAACCTGTTTTAGCATATTTTACTGTTATATCTACACTTGCTGTCCATGCAAGCATTCTGTCATTTTTATCAATTCTTGGTTGGCTTGGTGAAATGCTTATATCGTTACCAACTGAATAATCTTCATGGTTTTTAAATATATCACCGTTTATGAATTGCCCTACTACATCTTGAATAATATCAAACAGTCTTGAATCAACTTCTAAATCGTCTGACCTGTCCTCTTTCGGTAAATCAAAAACTGTGATTAAAACTGTAAAAGTAACAAAGCCTTTACCGCTTTGGCTTGTTTGTGGCTCAATTAATAAAGCAGGTAGCGCATCACTCTTAACATCTAATTGAATAGAATCACCATAGTAGAATGATGTTATTTGTGGGTGATTAGTTGCAAGTTCTTGAACTTCTTTAACTACCTTGTAAAGTGTTTGCATACCTTAATAACGAAATTTAGCGAGGTTTGTTATTTTTAATTTGTTTCACCTGCTGTTCGGCTTGGTCTTTTCTATACATCAAAAACATTAAAGCCTTTTCAATTGGTAGTTTGCCTGCCTCGTCTAATTTAAATACATCGTTATTGCTTAATTCAATCAGGTAGTGATACCAACCCCAATCTATGCTTCGGCTTGTTTGAAAGGTTTGTTTATCTCCTTTTGTGGTAAATAGGAAGCTAAAGTTATCAATAAGTCGCTTCTCAAAGTCCAAAAAAAAACCATCGCACCATTTACGGCATCGCATGGAAACTTCTCTTTAAATAGCTTTGGCCTGCCTTCTGTGCCTTTGTACGGTTGCAACCTATACAAACCCTTTGACCTTTGAATTATTGGCCTGTAAAGCACCGCTAAAATATTGTGGAGGTTTTCATTAAATCCTTTCTTTTCATACTCTTGAATGTCGGCAAATTCGGCTGTGGTTATTTCTGAAAGGTTGCTGTGCATTGCGTACTCAACCCCATCAATTTTAACCACCTTGTGTAGTTGATTATTTGCAGTTGAAAACATATTCATTAACACTTCAAAAATCTCTTCTAACTTAGCTTTTGGTAGTTTTTCAATTTGGGTTAAATCACCTTTCACAAAAATCTTAATTACCTGAATCATATATTCAACCTCACTAACATCTTTCTTTTCTAAATCTGTTTGCAGTTTTAAAAAGTCTTGATATTGAAACAGTTTAATTTCAGTTAAAGATTCGGGTATTGTGAATTTAATCTGCATCGCATTGATTTTGGTAAACCTTTTCAAATTCATCTCGCCATTTCCTAATACAACTTCCGCAACTTGATGGCTTTAAATTGCGTTTAAAGACTTCGTTGTGTAATAGCCTTAATGCTTCAATTGAATCACGTCTAACAGGGTCTTTGTAAAGATGCCCCCTAATCCTTGCATAAATGCTTCTTTGTGCATCTGTAAGGCTTAATTTGTCTTTGTAGTAAGGAAATAACCGATTAAGTTTTTCTTGCCTTTCAGCGCATCCGCAATCATCACCGACAACAGCTTTAACTACTCGGTCTATTCCCGTTGCTTTGGTTACTTTGGCGATGGTGTCGCCTAACCCTTTACTTTTTGGTCTGCCTCTTTTTGCCATATCAATCTTTAATATATTTTCTCAATTCTTTCTTTGCTCGTGTTATTGCGTTGTAAATGCTTCGCAATTCAATACCGGTATCATTGGCCAAATCTCTCATACTTGAATCGCTTGAAACGTACTCGTTAAATAGTCTGCTATCAAACCACTAAAGGTCTTTTATGTAGTATCTGATGTGTTCAGCTAACTCCTTTTCCTCAATTTCATTTTTGTTATTACAATATAAGTCTGCAAAGTTGGTAGAGTATTCGTATTTAATTTTCTTCTTGCTATCTAAGAACAGTTGGTTAATCATACGAACACAAATGAATTTTAACACCCCTTTATCGTGTATTGCTTTTAGTTTAGTATCATCATAGTTGTATAGCTTTATGTACATATTTTGCACAAGGTCATCAGCATCAAATTTACTTTTGCAAATAGCATAGGCTTTATCTCTAAAAAATCTATCGTGCTGAATTGCTATCTCGGTTATGATTTTCACTCACCAAATTTAGTTAAATTCGTGAATATCAAATTTAATAAATTCTTTGCCTTTTTTTACTATCTCTTTTGTGACTTCTAATTTATAAAATCTATTATCATTTATCCCGTATTTTCTTTGAATTAAATCGAGTAATGGTTTTAAAGGATTATCAATATCGCTTGCCTTGCTACTAACTCCAAATATCACTATTAAAGTTAATTTTTGGCTTTCGGGTATTGGTATTTTTTTAAGCTGAATTATTGAGTCATCAATCCAATTTTTATACTTCTGCGTTTTAAAACGTTTACCTTGCCAAGCCTCATTAACTGATAATGGTTTGATTTGGATTTCCATAAATTTCAATTTGTTCTTTGCATTTACAAATTAGGTTTGTTTATTAGTTTCCGTTAGTTGCAATTTTCCGTTAGTGCTATAATCTTAGCTTTTACGGTTTCTTTGATTTCTTTTTCCCATTCTACCCGTATTCTAAATGATACAGTTTTAGTTTTATAGGGAGCTGGATTTCTTCCTGCTCCCTTTCTTTTACCTCCTTGTTTAGTCATTGTTCTTTGACTTTACAAGGCTTACAAATTCCTTAGACCTTCTGTTCCATCCAGCCTCAGCAAAAGCAGCATCAGTCTTTCTGCCATTTGCGATAGCATCCTGATAAACATCGTGCAATCTTTCGCACTCTAAAGCAGCTTCCTGAATTTTATCATCAATAGACCTTCTATCTAAAGATTTGAATTGCTCAAACGGAATAGCTGCAAACAAAACTGTTGTTTTGTCTTTAGGATTAACACCTAAAGCAGCTAAATAAGAATTATAACCTTTTCGGTTAGCAGGGTAAGAAGAAGGAAGAAAAGAAACAGAACTCATAACTCAAAGAGTTAACCCTGACTGGCGGGCCGCCATTGCCATCTATTTGATGACATAACAAAGATACAAACATTTTTGATTTCTGCAAACTTTTATCAAAGAAATGTGAAAAAAAATTTTAAAATTCTTCTATTTCAAATAAATCGCCAACTAAAATTCTTTGGCACTCAGCCTTTATTCTTGGCGTTACTGTTTTGTTATTCCCAATTTCAACTGCTTCAACCTCTTTTTTAACATTTCTAAATTTAAACAAATCGTTTAATTGCTCCTGCTCTTTTAAAAGATTTTTACAAGCTCGCTTCACAATATTCCATTTAGCTTCGGTGCTAACTTGAATTTTACCCATTCTATCTAGCGTTTCATAACAAGCTGCAAGCATTGCAAATTCACCGTTAAGATGCTTTTTTTGTTGGTCTTTAATAAATTCTAAAGAAACATTTCTTGAAGTTGCTAAACGTTTTTCAGGTTCAACGGGTTTGTTAAATGTACCGTTGTGGATGGCTGTTTTATTTTTCTTCAGCCAAATATCCTGATGATAATTTTTAAGCCAAAAAATCATTCGTTGGGCATAAATAGCACCTCCTTGTGTTTGGTCGTTATCTCTACCATAACTAAAAGCTTCTCTGATTTCTTGCATAGTGTAGCTTAAATGATGTTTAAAAATGTATTTTGATAACTCGGTAAGGGTTATATTAACCATTTGCTCATCCTTGTTAATTGATTGGCCTATTGACTTCATGTAATAGTGAATCAGCTCTAACAAAAGGTTGTTTATAAACTGCGGATTTTCTTCTTTTATTGTTTTCATCTTTCAAAACTTAATTTGCCATCACTAAAATCAAAGTTAATTTTATCTTTTACAGCCTGAAAAGCATCTTGGGTTTCTTTTCTTGCGTCTGTTTTAGGCTCAACAAACCCTTTCCATCCATTGGCCATTGTATGATGTATAATTTCAATCGCTTTTCTTTCTTGATTCATTGCCATTTTTTGAAGTTGAGTTAGTGCGGCCTGCTCACTTGCTTCTGATTTGTATGTAAATCGGTGCTGTTCTTTTTTATAAGTTTTCCAAACTTGCCATTGATAAACAAAATTTTCAGAATGAAAAGGAAAAACTAAATTACTCTCTTTAGGTTTTATTATTTCTTCTTCTATTATATTATCTTCTTTTATCTTCTCTTCTCTTATGCCTTTTGATTCGCTTTCAATTGGCTTTTGATTCGGTTTCGTTTCGGTTTCTTTTGGGTTTCGTTTCGGTTTTTTTGGTCTGCCACCTTTAGCACCATTCTCACTGTTTATGCGGCTTTTGGTAGTTGCATTATCATATTGAACATCAAGAAACTTTATAATGATATTTTCACCTTCTAAATCAATTATACCCTCTGTAATCAATTCATTTAACTCTTTTGGATAGTTAAGCCTTCTTAAAATTTGGTCTTTAGTAAGTGAACATTCACGTTGCCAATAGTAGGCACAAAGATTAATAAACAAACCTTGCGCTGCTAAACTGCAAAATGAAACATCTTTGGTTAAATATTCGGCAGGCTCAAATTGAAAGTATGGTAATTCTTTAGCCATAATATTAAAAAGCAAAGCATCGGCTGTTCGGGTGTGCCCTCCCTACTAAGCCAATGCTTTTATATTTAAAATGAATGTCTATTTTGAAAGTTGCGCACATAAGAAATACAAATATAAAACTTTATTTGGTTTATAAAAATAATTTAATTATCAAATTTATAAATAGCACCTTTATATTTAGCTATGTCTGAAAATTTAAAGGTTGCTAATTGCGTACTATCGTAATTGTTAAAAATACTATATTTTTCTTGCTTTATAAGTTCCCTAATAGCATCCACATCACATATTCTTATTTTTATTAATTTACTTTCATCTTCATTCATATAAGCATAAAAATAAATATCTGCTAAACCATTTTGTATTTTTTCAAATTCACAATAACCTCCCGCTTTACTTCTGTATCTTATAGTTAAGTCATTAAAATTAATGTATTTATGTTTTCTAATTCTTACAGATATTCCAATTTTAGAATTTAAAACCATATCAAAAGATAAATTACCATCTTCATAATCGCTTGAAACTGAAACACTGCCTTTTTTAAATCTAATATTTGGCATAGCATTATTTATATGCTTTGTTATTTCTGTTTTAAATTTGTGCTCTAAATCCCTATAATTATCCATTTATAAAGTTATTAGCTATTTTAAACATTTCCTTGTCTAATTCTATACCTAAACTTTTAAAACCTAATTCGTTTGAAGCCTTTATTGTACTACCAGAACCCATAAATGGGTCTACTATAAAATCTCCATTTACTGCTGATACTTCTAAAATTTGTTTTAATAGTTCGGTTGGTTTTTGTGTTGGATGCACCATTTTAGAAGTATGTAACCTTGAAACATTTATAATATTTCCACGTCTTGTATTTACCAACTTTTTACCTTTTACGCAGTAAATAATTAGTTCTGTTTGATTTCCCCAATCATTCTCTAAATCTCCAGAACCCTTATTTCCTTTATCCCACACAATAGGTGTTTTAATTGTAAAATACTTACTTATAATTGATTCAAAATAACTAAAAACATTCCAACTGCAAAAGAAATAAAGGTGTGCATTATCTGCTGTTTTTCTTTGTAGTATTTCGCAAGTCTTATCTAATAATTCAAATGCTTCATCCTTGCCATCGTTTAAAAGTCCACGCTTTGTAATTGCTTCATCAAACATAGAACGATTAGATTTATAACTAATTCCGTAAGGTGGGTCTGTTAAAACCACATCAATACAACCGTTTTCTAAGGATTCTAATATTTCTAAACTATCTCCATTTTTAATATTATCACTCACCTTTGTTTCAACTCTTGTTTCTAAAACTTTTTCTTTGTACTCGGCTTTTTTCTCCTCTTTCTTTATTTCTTGATACGCTTGGTTAATTGTAATTTCATTATTCAAAACCTTTTCTTCAACTTCGGGACTTGCTTTTTTAAATACAATATCTGCCATAGCAACTTTGCCTGTACTCCAGTTTAATGTTTTTGCTATTTCTTCTCGGGTGTTGTGTTTTGGTAAATCGTTGTCAATAGTTGACAACGATTCTTTTGAAGGTCTACCAACCGTTTCTTTATATTTTTCTGCACCCTTTTTACCAAGTATTTCTTTTTTTCTTTGTTGCAGTTTATACTTCCAACCATCAGTTAAATTTCTTCTTCCGTTTTGGTTATCTATCATCCATAAATAAACATCATCTTCACTATCAAAATGTTTATTTTCGGTTTCAAAATCTAAATCCCACTTTTGCGAAATTTCATATCTATTGTGGCCATCAATTATAAAACCGTTCCACGTTAGTATTTTTTCACGAATACCCTCCGCCATACAATTATCTTCTAATTGTTTGTATTCTTCTTGAGTTAAAGCTGGTATTAACTTTTTAAAATCTTCATTAATTTTAATCATATTTTGTAATTAAAAAAGCCTTTCAGTTCATCGGTTGCATCGAATTACCAAAAGGCTTTATGTAAAAAAATAATTTTTAGGTAATGCAACTACCCTTTATCAAATATACAACTTTATTTAAAACATTGTAAGTTGTTGCTGATGAATTTTCAATCTTTTTAAAGCTGCCTCATAATAATCTTTGTCTAACTCACAAGCAGTTAAATCAAAACCTAAATCATAACAAGCAATAGCAATGCTTCCACTACCTAAATGGGTGTCTAAAATCTTATAATTTGGCTTTGCGTATGTTTCTAAAAGCCATTTATATAAATTCACAGGCTTTTGTGTTGGGTGTATTCTGTCAGGGTCAATACTTCTTTTTCTATATATTTTTGCTGGCACTCTGCAATTAGTCCAAGCCTGTTCGCATTGCGCAAAACTTGTCATCATTTGCATTTTATCCCAAATTATAAAGTATTCGCTTGTAGGCAAATTAAAGTTATTAGCACCCCAAACAATTTGATATTGGCTTATTCTAAAAAGTTCGTCCCAATATTCGTCAAGCGGTTTAATATTGTTCCAGTTTTTATCTTTGTCACCAAACGATTTAATTTTCTTACTATTACCACCATCTTTTGCTTTAAACCGCTCTAATCCATAAGGTGGGTCTACAATAGCAAGGTCGAAGTGGTTATCTTCGTACCTTGCCATAAGTTGCATATTGTCCTCGTTTGTTATTTTAATCATAATTAAAAGGGTAAATCTGTTTTATCCGCTTGTTTATCGCTTTCGGCTTTTTTTTCTTGACCTGAATCT